TTGTAGCCGTTGCAGATATTTACCGTCTTTGTCGTGCTCTTTGACGGCAGCTTTTGAACCTTTTAACTGTTGCTGAAGGTCGAACAGATCGCCGGTTAGTTTTGCAACTTCGCGGCGTTGGTCTTCCGTAGCGTCTGCGCCTAACCGTTGCGTTGCTGCCAGGATCGCGGCCTCACGTTTAAGACCTGCGTGGGTTAGCTCCGCAATTCGAACCTCACCCGTTAACGCTTTGATCTGACGTGTCGCCGATTCGTTGGCTATGCTCTCGCCGTCGATAACTCGTTGATAGGTGTCGCGCGTTTTGGTGATCGTGGCGATCTCAGTGTTTAGAGTGTCCAGGTTAGCTTTTTGCTCGACTAGTCCGGCGGTCCACTCTTTTGCTTTTGCGCTGCCAGGTGTTCGCGCCAATTGCATTTGATACGTTTCGATTTTTGCGCGGGTAAGTACGGCTTGCTGCTCTTGGTCACTCAGCTTTTCCGTTAGCTCTGTTGATAAGAATAGCGCTTGGTTACGGGTCAGTGTGGTGTATTCGTCGCCGAGCTCTCGGGTCCGGTCCGTTAGGCTCTTGGTCGCCTCGGCTCCTGAATACAGGCCGCCGGTAAACTGTCCGATCAATATGCCTGAAACCGTAGCCAATGCGCCCGCCATAGGGTTTAGAAAACCGAGCAATTGGCCGCCTTGAATACCAAATACCATAGCAGCGTTCGCGCCCATGCCTAGCTGAATGGCCACATCTGACACTTGATAACCCGCTTGAACTACAAAGCCGTTAAACTTCTTGAGGTTCGCAGACGACGCTTTTATTTCCTTGTCGAACTTTTGAACGCCTGCGCCTGCGGCGGGGGCAGTAGCTCCGAACTCCTTAACCTTTTTACTGGTATTATCGACCGCCGCCGTTGCGTGGTCTGCTGCTTTTTCTACCTGATCAAGCGATACCGTGACGGTTTTTCCTCCACTCACCGCGCCGCTAGGGTCTATATTTACATCGATTCCGACTGCCATTACTATTTCCTCGCGTCGTGGCGTGCTCGCTCTAATGCTCGGATTATATAACGGAACGTCTCAAAGTTCACGCTGTAACGGCGTGCGTACCTGTCAAGTGCTGACCAACGTATCGACCCATATTGGTCCGTGTCGGTCATTAGGTCGTTAAACGCTGACCAGTAGAACTCAAGGTGTCGTTTTAATCCTGGACGGATGTCAATAAAGTTAGGCGGTGCAACTCCCCTCGATGCGGAAATCTCGGCGACCCAATCAAGCGGGTCGCCGTCGTTCTGCATGAGGAACGTTAACACCTCTACGAGTTTTTTATTGCGTCCTCTGACCACTCAGTTTGAAAGACTGATTCTTGCTGTACCGCGAGCGCAAGTTTGCCGAAGATGCTACGCCCTACAGGTGCCTGTAGTAGTTTGACGGCGTCCGAGGTTGAGAACTCTACGGGTTTACCGTCGTCGTCTTGCAGCGCCCAACCGCATAGGATAACGTGCGCCATGAAACTGATCGTATCTGGCGTTTGCTTGCCTGCGTACCAATCTGTCATGAACCCTTTGAAGTCTTTCACAAACTGGTGGTTCGGGAATTTCTGAGCAAACGTTACAAGCTTCTGGTTATACACCTGGTTATAGTTAACCATCTGGCACACTTTAAGCGTGAAGGTCGGCGAGATCGTAACGTCTGCCGTGTCTGCAAGGTTTGACGATTGTAACGCTGTGGATAGTTTGGATAAGTCCATGGGTATTCGCTCCGTTATAGGTTTTCGAGACGTTGGTTAAGCGTAAGTAAGTAGCCGCCCATGTGTGAGTGCTGTTGCTGTAGTAATAACTGCTGCACTTCGCTAACGGTTTTAAAAGCGTCAGAACAAATGAAGAGGCTCAACTTTTGATACTTCTCTTGTAACTCGTCGCGTTCTTGGATTAATCGTGTTTTAAAGTCTGACATAGTATTCGCTCCGTTATGTAGGTCGCTAATATAATAAGTTTCCAGTATAGCACGCAATTAGTGCCTTGACACTTGCAACGACGCTGTGTATATTTAGGCTCTACTTAATTGAAGGAGTGATATAGAGTTATGAGCGACGAATCAAATTACAATTATTACCGTTACCAAAATGGTGACCTTTCGAAGCGTTACGACCGAGAAGTCGGAGAGAAACGCAAAGCTATTCTGTCTCAACTACTTGAGACTACAGGCGCGGTCGCGTACACCGCTTCGTCTTCTTGGGGTGGTCAAGAGCACATCCGAGAGCTTGTGTTCCCTTACGACACACTACTGAAGGACGAGCCTCACATTAAAACGGTTCGCTCTGGTCGATTTAAAGGCGAACGGGTGGTCGTACTAGACGGAAAGCGTAACCGTAAAGCAGGCGTAGCGTTTAACAAGCCTGTCACGAACGCGAATCAAGCGTTAAAAGATTTACCCGACTTCAAAGCTTGGGTTATTTCCGAGCTTAAAATCGGTAGAACGGGTATAGGCGGGGCGCACCCTTCAGGGCGTGGATGCTCCATGCTATCTACTGATTTAGGGATGCGTGACGACGTGTACTATATCCGAATCCCTAACGTCGAAACACAGGGTGCAAGCAAAAAGGTAGAAGTACCTGAAGGCTTCGAACAATTAACATACGGTCAATGGTATGACCTAGTAAACGCGGAGGAAACCTCATGAAACTAAATTACACCCGCGTAGTCGTTGCGCTCGTCTATCGTTTGATAAACTATTCGACAGCCTGTTCCACCTGTGCTACGTGTTCGATATCTCACCACATCAAGCACTAGACAGCGTATACGATATTATCTCTAAACGTGACGGCGTGATGCGTAACGGCGTTTGGGTGAAAATGGGGGATTTGTAATATGCAACACTCTAAAACAACCAATGTGATTCACCAGTTTACGTTTACCGACGAAGAGGCTCAGTACCTCGCCGCTCTGGTTCAAAACAACTTAATGGGTGAACCTGAAGACCCTAATCACGCGGAGTTCCGAAAGAAATTATTTGAGGCGATACGCCCTCCAGTGTCACCGCCTACAGCGCCGTTAATGGGGGATTTATGATGTCGGATATGATGACTATTGAAAAGTTCTACGATCAATGGACTAAAGGTGATGAGTTTGAACAAAGAGAAAATAACATTAAGTGGTTGGAGTCATACCGCGAAGATTGGATGTCCGACGACCAATGGTTGTTATGTCTTTTCCTGTGTCGACTATTCGAAGGCTTCCACCATTGCCCGACGATAAAAGAGTCGAACTGTGGAAACCGAAACATCACCGTAAATACTCGTACGTGCTATTTCGCAAACTACGATTTTGACTACCTTACAAAAATGACAAAAATGGTAATTATGGCGCACAACTGGGGTGTACGCTGTGAGATTTCCGGGAGTGGTCCCGGAATGTCTAAAATATCATTATGGAAACGTCACAGTCGAGACGGCGGCGTTTCCACGAGAATGCCGACCATACAAGATATGGTGAAAACGTACAAAGACTTCTAACCCCTACACACCACCCAATAAAAAAGCGCACCAATCGGTGCGCTCCTTACTTCTCCCCAACCTACGGCAGATACCAGAACAGACTCACGCCCATAGTATATCCGCGGTCTTCGTCACGATGCGCCATAAACGGCGTGGTCAGTTTGACCTTCTCGTTACGTGGCAGCGACTTCGAGCCGTCCCCGAACGTACCGCTAGGCAATGACAGCACGAAACCACCGTCACCGTTCTTGTACGCCATATCTACACCGAACGTGGTGTTATTACGGATCGCGCTTAACAGTACCGCGTCAGTGAATACCGCTGTGGTTTCGATATCGACCTCAAAGTTACCGAAGTTAATGAACTCCGCACCAAGCTGACCGAGCACGTACTCCGCCGCAACGTTGTTATTAATTGAGATATTCGTATCTTTAAAGAACGTAGACACGCCCGCGTCGTCGATATCACTTACGCGCAAACGTAAAATATCTGACGAAGTGTTGAACGGTTCCGTCTCTAACTGGTTGCTACGTACGCCGTCGCGTGGCGTATCGGTCGGAGGTAATAGATCCTTACCGACAAACGCTAAATCAAGCACCGCTTTATCTTGTAAAGAGTTGTTGATCGCTAACGTGTTGTTTAAGCAACAATCCGCGTACTCGTACAGTTTCGGGTTTGTATTATACGCTGATTCCATGTGATACCACTGTTTGTAAAAATCAGCGTCACCTACACCCACGTTACGAACGAACGCGCTGAACATGATATCGACTTCTTTACCTGTACCGGCGTCAGCGACGTACGCCGTGTCACGGGCTTCCAGTACAAGTTTATTCGCTTCGATAGCTGCAATACGCGCCTTACCTGACACGTCGCTGAACTGGTTAAGCGTGTCAGACCCGCCGATGCTGATATATTGACCAGAGGTCAAGCCTAGCGTTGTAAAGTCGAGTAACACACTTTCGAGGTCACCGTCCGCGTTAATACTCAGGTCGTCAGCCGCGCCACGTACACCAACCAGGTATAGTCGTACCGTAGCGGGTGCCGTCTCATCGACTAGCGTTTCGTTTACTAAGATCTCGGTCGCTGTACCGCTTGCTACCGTTTTCAAACCGTTGTTTTCAGGGTTTACGAAACCGTCAGCGAATACAAGCATACCGGCGGTAAGAATCGCGCCGCCCGTCTCGACAGTGTACGTGTTATCCGTTGCGGCGGCGTCAACTACCTTATAGCTGTTAGGCTGCAGGCCTTTCCACACCGAGAACAGGAAGCCCGGCGCGAAGTAGCTGATCATTTCCAGTGTCATATCCGCCTTAAATGACGGAGCGGTCGAAACGGAAGTAATCGAACCTTTACGACGTTGACGGTCTGCGGTGATCGGGTCGCGTGCTACTTTTTCGATAGTAGAAGAGAACGAACCGACTTCGTTCGGTTCCATTAATAGCCACGGCGTTGTCGCTGTAGCGGGCATATCTGCTTTAGTTACGGCGAGACTCGTTGCATTCGAATCCGCCGCTTTGCTGTTTTCACATGACATTTGCATGTCTCCTATAGGTTTGTGCGCGTTGGTAGTATATCACGGGTTTTATGCGGTTACTAAATACCCGTGATGCACTCGTCCACATAGAACGGTACTATAACGTTTTGCTGATACCATGCACCGTCACGCCCTACCGAATCGATACGTATATCACCACCTGAAGGGACGCCGCCATAATGCAGCGGACTGTCGTCGGCAAGGTCTAGTAGTCCCGACTCGTACGCGGTACACGCTTCGTCGTTGTCATACTCACCGTTTGTAATAGGCGTGAATACTTGAATGGTTGCGATACCGACTCGAGTATATTTTCGGTTAACACCACGCCCACCAATTGACACGCGGGTGCGGTTGTTAAAACGGATCGACACTCTTGCCCATATAGGGACGTTCGTACTCGGTACGTCGAAGGTCTCCCCGTTGTCAAAGTCGATCTGGTCGGTCGGTACTGCGCCTATAGCAGTGATGCGGTTTATAATCGCGGCGCGCGCTTCGTTCGGCGTCATGGTTTCGTATCCGTCAAATAAAATAAGTATACCACGCGGCGGAGGTGTTGACAGTTGTAACGCTCGCGTGTAAGGTTAGGGGGAATTAGTTCGAAACATGTAGGAGCGACACGAATTATGTCACTAGATAAATTAAACTCAGCACTTTTTGACCAGTTAGACAGACTAAACAACGCAGAAGGGGAGAAACTTGATACTGAGATTGAACGCAGTAAAGCAATGACGGGTATTGCTAAAAATATCACGGAGTCCGCCCGCACCCAGTTGTCAGCAATTGCTCTAGCGAAAGAATGGA